GCCAATATAGTGTTGGTTTCGCGCATTGTAGAAATAAGGGCCGCATTTGATTCGCGCATCAAACTGCGCAATTCATCATCATTGCGGCTGTCCTTGTCAAGATGGATTTTTCGTTCTTCCGCGAAACCTTTTAACAAATAAACAATCAAATATCCGGCGAAGGCCAAAGAGGCCATTGTGCCGCCCAAATCACTGATTATATTTACAAAGTTTTCGGGCACCACTAACCTCTTATAAGTTAATTAGATACGTACATCGCTGCATAAATCTGATCTGCGTTTAGGACTCTTCAATCCTATCGGACTTAGATCGCTGGTATTTTCCGCATTTCCAATCAGTCTAGGCATTTTCTTTTAGGCTTCTAGTGCTTCAATTCGGGCAGTAAGTGCGTCAATCTGGGATTGCTGGGATTCGATAAGTCCAATAGCTTCTTGTAACGCTGCTGTGAGCAATGGAACTAGTTTGGATTGATCTATTCCTTGTGGATTAATACTTCCATCTTCATTAACTGCATCCTTTTCACCAGAGATTGCTTCTGGGACAATGCCTTGAACTTCGTGGGCCAGAAAACCATCAACAATTATATCTGGATCAGCTATAAAGTTAAATCTTGATGGATTGAGTTGTTTAACTCTGGTAATACCATCTGTAATTTCTGTGATATTTTCTTTTAGACGGTAGTCTGAAGAGGTGACGTAAGATGTTGATGCCCCAGATGTTTCAATTTTTCCACAAAGACCATTTGGGTTAAAAAAATAAATGTGATTGGTAGCTGTCGTAACGCTTCTGTGACTTCTTAAAATATAACCGTCACTAGCATTAATAACCTTAGCATTTACAATAGCACTGTCAGCAGGGACAAGTCCGTCATTACCAAAAACAACATTACCACTGGAGTCGATGCACATTCTTTCTGCCATGTTAACGACTGAAGAGCCAACAGTGGTTGTCTCAGCAACTCCAGTAGCGAAATAAATGTTGCCACTGGTTGTATAAATAGCGGTACGCCCGATGTTTACCGCAGTAGTCGAGTTGAACGTAGTCTGCCCCCCACCATCGTTGACACCGTACCCCAAGAAATATCCACCGCTGCTGCTTTTACTGCCAACAGATGAGTACGTTGCCAAAGCTATCTCAGAAACAGTTGCAGGAGATGGGCTGTTTGACACATGCAGTCTGGCCCTTGGCGAATCCGTCCCAATCCCTACATTTCCACTAGCATCCACAACAAAAGGCGTACTGTCCGGATTCGCAGAATCCTCCACGACTAACGCATTACCAGTACCTGTTTGCGTAACCCTCAAAGCAGCATCGGTACTGTTGTCTTCTACTACTAATTTTGAGCTTGTAAGATTTTCTACAATGACATTGTCCGAATCTTGGAACGCTAAAGTCCCAAGATCGCCATTGGTAGGTACTTGGTCTGGGTTGTTTCCAATTAGTTTTGCCATTTATTATGCTCCTGCCCAAATTCGATAGGGTGTGTTTGGCGCTTCAATCGTAGGTAAGCCTTCTGCACTGTCTGAAATCAGATTAGCATGATAGCCATCAATTGCTGCCATCTCAGGATACTCATTACCCTCTTCGTCCGTCAGAGTGTTCCCTGTTGGCTGATAGATCGTGCCGATAATGTCTAAGGCAATTCCTGTGAAACGCCAGTCAAAGGCTCCAGTAGGCTGCCATCCCTCTGCATCCATAGGGCACTGATTGAGTTCATCTTCTGGGTCATAGTCCTTCACAGCTAATCCTGCGGATTCTAGGGCTTCCCACAGAGCAGTTTCGGAGGTTGCTTTTAGGTAATGGTTCACTTATGCCTCCGTTAGTGCTTGTAGTTCTGCGTTGGTTAGACGTTTAGGGTAGTAGGCAAACTTTTTGATTGTGCCGTTAAGGTATTGCGCTGAATCTTGTCTTTTACCAATACCAAGTTGATTAACTAATGGAAGTTCTACAGTGTTGTCTGAGACTAAACCGCTAACAGAATTTACCGTTGTTTCGTCATTGAGCGCAAAAGCTATACCTGTTTTAGAAAACTCATTGGTGTCTATTGATCCTGATGGAGTACTACTATTAACACTAGCATTGCCGTTTTTAGCAATATATCTAGTAAGCCTTTGAAAACTACTATAAAGAACGTCTATTCTATTATTTATGGTACCGTCAGAAAGTTGGAAAACCCTACTATTAATAGTATTTGTAGCAGCACTTGCATGTTCCACATAAACCGTCCCTTCATCTTGACGATACCAACTACTAAAGTTCGTACCTGTCATGCTTGCTGCATCTGCATTTCGTGTGACTTGAGCGGAGGTAGTTTTGATGTAGCTAGTTGGGAATGCTCCTTCTTCTAGCTGTGCGCCCCAGATGTAGATGCCGCTGTAGCCATCGCCTGTGTAGGAAGTATTCGTGCCGCTAACGGTAAAAATATCTACAATATATTTCGTGCAGGATGCTCCACCATTCCCACTTACCCATATTCTGAAATACCCATTACCCACATCCTCAATATTTGCATCTGCCAAAACACCAGAACCAATAGAACTGCTTACACTTACTTCTCCGGTCGAAAGGTTAAACACTGCAAAATACCCGTTTGATACGTTATCATCATCAAGGACTCTAATCATTGCATTTCTTCCGGAAGACTTTGCATAAATAAAAGTTGTATAAACGGTGTTTGGCGATAACCCAGTAACAATCTGTCGTGTATAATGCTCATTTGTATCGGTATTCTCAATCAGCTTATCCCCTGTCAGAGTCCCATCGGGTGCAACAATCGTATTTGCGGTAATACTAGAACGAGTCTTAGTCCAAGCCGCATTCGCAAAATCCTCTGAATAAGTCACCAGATTCGTCCGCTGCTCCTCAATCAGTACCCCTTTGCTTTCACCAGTAATTGAGTCATGGTCAAATCGTGCTGCACCACTTGCCGCAGTCTGAAGGGCAGGGATGTAGTTAGTGACGGGTTGGGTTGTTGTAGGCGTATAAGATGTGACTGAGGAGCGTTGTTCTAGTTGATACCCAGAAACAATAAATGTACGAGCTTCGTTAAATATACCTTTTACAACACCTGTTCTCGCTACGTTTGTAGTTGAAGATGTCCCTGTTGCTGATACCCGAAATAACCCACTTCCTAAATCTTGAATAGAATAGGTTGTCGGATTAACAGCAGCATTTCCTATAACAATATAAAAACTATTACCAACATTATTAAAGGTAGAAGAACCAAAAATAGGTGTCAGCCCGTCAGACATCACAACAAAACAAGAAAAGGTATATTCTGTAGAAGCAGAAGCTCCTGCTTTATAGCCTGTAATTACCGCACCTGTTGAGTCACCGTATTCCAATCCATCTGCTGAAATTCTAGTGTCAAAAGTTGAAACTGCGGTTAAGTCTCCGTTGTAAGAATATAAACCAGTTAATCCGGTATTCATTCCAGAATCAATCAGCAAATTCTCCTCAGCCTTCGCAACCGTTCTACCATCGTAATAAGTTGCTGTGCTTGAACGTGTGAAGGTAATGCGTGGATCTAATCGTTTGCTGTTTGCAAAGTCTAAAAGCAGGGATGGGCGAATGCTGTGGCGTACTTCATCGTTATTGTATTGATCGGCAGTAACCGTACCAGCAACATCTAAATTGGCAGAAATGGTCTGATTTGCTGTAAACGTATTGGCTACATCATTTTTTGTGGTATCTGCATCATAGGCTTGAACGTCGACTCCAATTTCCACCCCTAAATTTTGACGAGCCGTAGTCGCATCTGACAGATCATTTAAATTATTATCAGCCGTCAGCAGACCAGATCCAGCCGCTACACCAGCCTCCCATGCAGACCCATTATACACCTTTAGCTGCGCGCCCGTTGTATTATAGAACAAATCCCCCGAATCCAAGGATGTAGTGGGGTCTGTCGCACCAATACGATAGCGCGCCGCAAACGTGTTTACGTCCGTGATGTTAGCTGCCACAGTAGCGACGTCATCCGCATCAGCAATAGTGGCCCATGTAGTGTTGCCTAGATCGTACACGCGCATCGCATTGAGCGTCGTGTCCCAGTACAAGGCGCCATCTATTAACGCATTGCCGTCATTGTCTACGGATGGCGCTGACGCCTTGGCGCCCAAGTATCTATCGTCAAAACTGTCGTAGGCGGCTTCTGTGGCGTTCTTGTAGGTTAGGGCATTACTTTCTGAAGAAGCAGCGTTGGTGGCCGATATAGACGCACTAGACGCCGAACCAGAAGCGTTTAGTTCGGATGTGGCAGCATTAGACTCTGAAGTAGCCGCAGCTGATTCAGACGCAGCCGCATTAGATTCTGAAGTAGCCGCTGCCGCCGCAGATGCAGACGCAGCCGTAGCGGAACCTAAAATGCTATCTACATACGTCTTTGTAGTCAGGTCACCCGTGTTAGTCGGCGTATATGTGGCCGTAATTACATTAGACCCCATCGTAATGCCGCCCGTCATTGTGCCGCCAGCCAACTTCAAGAACGTAGCGTCTGTATAGGATTTGGTGGTTAGGTCTACTCCATTAACTGGCGTGTACGTAGTAGTAATCTTTTGGGCGCCCATGTCCAATGTTCCGGTCATGGTGCTGCCAGTTTTCAGTACTACTTTATCGTAAAAAGTAGCATCGTCATTTAAGGCTGCCGCCAATTCATTAAGCGTATCTAGTGCGCCCGGCGCCGAATCTATAAGATTTGAAACGCTAGTATCTACATAGGCTTTTGTAGCCGCATCTGTACTGCTGGTGGGCGCACTTAGTCCAGTAATGGTGGCCGCCGTATTGGCATCCATGTCCAACGTGCCAGTAATCGTCAGATTATTGAATGTGGATGTACCTGTGGTAGCCGTAATGTTCCCAGTAATATTACTGTTAGCCGCATTCAGCGTGCCATTGACGGTTACGTTGTAGAATGTGGAAGTTGGCGTACCAGAAACGTACGTAACATTTCCGGTAAGATTTCCGGTAAAACCAGTGTTAGCTGTAATGGTCGTACCTACAATAGTAGTAGGCGTTGTTGCGCCAATGGCCGTACCATCAATTGCGCCACCATTTACATCTACTGTCGCAAAAGTCGCTGTACCAGAAGTCTGACTAATATTGCCAGTAGTCACTGTCCCAGTAAATGTAGATGCACCAGATACGCTCAAGGCGTCAAGATAGCCTGTGCCGTCAATGTAAAGGTCTTTGTATTTAAGGCTGGAGGTACCAAGGTCAACTGTATTAGTGACTAAAGGCTTAATGGAGTTAGCATATTCAAATACAGTTTTTTGCCAGATGGCTGCCCCTGCTGTAGCATCCGTACAGACAAAGCATTCATCTGTGCTGGTATTGACCCATACAGATCCTACTGCATAACCTGACCCAGTATCATTTGTAATAGTAGGATTGGCAGTTGCTGTAAGATTATTTAGGCCGCCTGACCCACCATTGGCCGCAGGCAAGTACCCACTTACAGAAGTGGCCAGATTGATTAGGGGCGCATTGCCCGTAGTGCCATCATGCGAATGCCCAGTGCTGGCAGCAAAAGCGGCCTGTAACTGGTTAAATTCAGAATTAAGTGGCGGCGCAGTAATGTTTGCGCCGTTGATGATGTCAGCTACCGATTGTCTAGTGTATCCTGCCATTGTTCTCTACCTTATATTTTACCTACGCCCAGACACTGAAAACTCAAACACCATGCCTTGGATAGAGTATGGAGCAAACTCGCCTACTGTAACAAAACTAAGTTGTATGGAGTACCCGCTTCCCTGAATGGAAGTAACAATAATAGGCTTATCAGTACCCCCATAGTTTACGTTTTGCGCAGCGTAATCAATCCCCACAGAGTTGTACCGTACAGGAGCCCCAGAAGATTCTTGGGCGTACGCCGATGGCCGTGCGACCCTTGGGTCATCCCAATCATAATTGATCGCCATGTTCATGATGATAGGGCCCTCTGCGCGAATAAAAGTATTTACTTTTCTAAATACCTTGCGCACTTCTGTGTCGCCAAAATCAAAATACGGCGTGGAATACACCGCAAATATATCGGCCCCATTAAAACTATTGCCGCGTTCTTGCCGGTAAACTTTACCGTCGTAATCTCCGTGCAGAACAAGCTCTGCGCCATTGACGTATGCGGAATCGCAGCACGAGGCTCGTATACCAAGCAACTCCCCAAACTCCCAACCCAAGCGCTGATCAGCAGACCGTAAGCCGCCTATGATCCCAAAGCTAGCGTCCACCGTGGAAGAATCATCCCCAATAAAAAACCGCACTTGAGACTTGGAGCGCAACACTACCGCATTTAAATCGTCAAGATCGTACTGACTAGGCAACCCAGACAAAAATTGCTGGATACTTTTAGAAATGGTTTCGATCTCAACATCACCAATTCTACTTGTGCCCGCCACGGGCCGAAACCCGTCTGGCGACAGAAATACTAGATCACCTCCAATTTCTACAACGCTGTCTCTAGCGACACAGCCTACGTTAGCAGTTACATTGTCGGTCACAAACCCAGCATTAACGTCCGGGGATACTTTTTTGATGGCGTTTTCCCCAAACACGAACAAGTTATCCCGGAATGGTTTAACTTGAACTACATCAAATCCTACAGATAATTGGCCGGCCCCGTTGTTGACGTTGAAATCAATCGCATTGTTGGGCGCCGAATGTGCAATAATAGACTCGGCAATTCTGTCGCCGCTTAGAAATAAATGATTTTCAAAATTATCAACTAGCAACGGTCGGTCTAGCACCGCTGCCCCGCCCGGAGAATGCGCTGTACCGTGACCAGTAGATTGGAGTACATCCCAGTGAGTGCCATTTGTAATGAGGGCTGGATTAACTCCATCTACAAACACAATCTGATTTCCACTACCAAAATTAAATTTGGTAAATCGTACTTTAGTCACAGTACGAAATCCGTCCGTCGTGCTGCGCACAATGTCTGCAGCATGTCCTAGAGCCGCTGCGCTCAAATCATACTTAACCCACGCTGAGTTTGGGACGTATCTGTAAAAGCTGTATGTATTGGCTCCTACATCTTTACGCGCCGCAATAACAATAGTTCCTAAACTATCACTTTTAAAGATGGCGCAGCATAGCACTGCGCCTTCTGCTGTCGCGGGCGTTTGTCCAACAGCGCCTCCTACTTCAGGGTAGTTGCTGTTGTACTCTTCAAACCCTTCAATTCTTCTATAGCCACCAAACAAACTTACTTCGTAATTTACAAGGCGCGTCGCTACCCCCGGATCATTATCTGATAGATCCAAATGGTTTTCATTGGAGTTTAGCCCTCCAGAGCAAATTACTTTGTAAGATTCTATTCTATCGGGCATTGTATTTCTGCTTTACCCTTAAAAGAATGATAGTGAGCTAGACCGTTTAGGGGCTAGTATTCTAGTATCAGTAACATGATCGTACTGATTGATTAGCAACCCCTGCATATTTTTTATGCCTTGCTGGAAAACATTTAGAGTGATACTGGCAGACTCGTTGTTTTCCCTAAACATGTACATGTGGTATAAGGCCCCGTCTACGATGATCGAATCGTACTGTGTAGGTATTCTGGTTGTGTCGTAGTAGTTTACTAGGAAGTCTGAGCTTAGGTATAGCCTATAGTTGATAGTGTAAGCTTTATCTGGGGACGGAGTTACACCGAACCCTGCTCCATGCGCCGGAAACACAAACAGAGGCGCCCCAGTGCCGGTGGCCCCAGCCTCAAAATCTGTGTCGCGATACCGCGCATAATACTCGTCGCGCTCAATGTATTTCAAAGTGCGGTACCCTACACCAAGCGACTCATCCTTTTGTATTTGAAAAGAATTCCAATCAACAACTTTAAAGTTGTCTACCCAACTATACTCTTTGACGCCGGGGCTCAACACTTGATTTGTGTTGGCGGCGTTAAAGGGCCATTCATATTCATTTTGATTGATGTAGCGGATCGCCGCTAGGACAGCGTCTTTAGCAAGAGCCTGCACGCCTTGTGAGCCTTCAAAATCTACATCAGCAATTTCTACTTCGTTCAAGCGCCGCAGTAATTGATTTGTAAGACTTAGAAACGTAGACCCAGCCATACAAAGCCTTGGAGTGAAGTGACCCCCCCATCTTTAGAGGGGCGTAAAGACAGGGGGCTAGTCAAGCTACTTCTACCAGAAAAAAGTAGCCTGACCAAGAAAGAAGAAAGGAAACTTACGCCAAGTTGTAGTTGGCAGTTACAATTGCTTCTGGTCGCAGGATCTTGCGCCCATACAATTGCATACCG